ATATCAATACGAGCTTTCTCTCCTTCACTGAAGCTATCATAAGAAAAGACATCACGGTATCTAGACTTTATCACCTCCTCAAAATTCTCATCTAATGTAAAATTGACATAAAAATCCATACTTTGAAGATACTTATTAATCAACTGATTCATAGCAGGAAGATAAGTTTTTATAATCCTAGTCTTAATTCCATTGTCTTTTAACAATTGAGATGCTACTAGTAAAGTATCCTTCTCTTTCTTTGTTTCAGTTAGAGAACCCTTCAAGTCTTTCTTCTCTGTAATTAAGCCTTCAAGCTTAATAAATTCTCCTTTCTTATCAGGATTTGAGCCTTCAAGATCTGTGATGTCGTCATTCAAATCTTTTATACCTTTGCGTATCGTTGTGATCTGATAATTTGACTGTGTGATAGAAGTGTTAAGTGAAAGAACATCCTTTGATAATCTAACAAACTCAGTCTCTCTCTTCTCTTCGTTCTCTATAGCATTATTAAGATCATCCAATCCTGTTTGGAGATTATCCAATTCACTCTCCCCTTCTTTTATCTTACCTTCTCTAAATTCTTCACTCAACTCTTGTGTACAAGTAGGACATACATGATTATCTTTAAAGAATCCATGTTCCTTCTCACAAGATGAAAGCTTTGTTTTTATCTTTGTTAGAAATTCATTCAATTTCTTAAGTTTAATTTTAGAATTAGATAACTCTTCCATTTCTTTGGATAGTTTTTCCACATCTTCTGTTAGATTATTAATTTCTTCTGTATGTTTATCCTCATCTTCTTGTAATTCCTTAATCTTTTCTTTCTTTTTATCCACTTCTTCTTTATTTTTCTTCTCCATCTCAAACATATACTTCTTCTGAAGAGTTATTTTCTCTTCTAGTATAGTAATTTGATAATCAAGATCCTTTGTTTCTTCATTATTCTCTCTAACCTTATCCTTCAATCTCTGATTCATTACAGAGAACACTTGGATGTCTAAGATATCCTCAATAATCTCTCGTCTCTGAGTACCAGGTAAACGCATAAAAGGAACAAAGGTACTAGATCCCAACACTACAATCTGAGTGAAGGACTTATAGTTCATCTTCAATACATTCTGTTCCAGATTTTTCTGCTGATCTACTGCCTTTGAATCCTGATCCCACATCTTACCATTGCAGTATACCTCAAACTTAGATGGTTTTATACCACGAATGATATGATAATCATTCTTACCAATACTAAAATCTATTTCAACCACAGTGTCCTTCTCATTGACACTATTAACCAGCATACTCTTACTGATTTTTCTAAATGATCTCCCAAAGAGAGAAAAGGTCAACGCATCTAAGATGGTTGACTTACCAGCACCATTAGTGCCAACAATTAAATTTGTTCGTGCTCCTTGGATGTTGACCTCGTTAAACACATTACCTGTGCTCAAGAAGTTCTTCCAACGAACCTTTTTAAAAGTTATCATTCTCTATCATCAGGTGGTATCAATAAATCATCTGGTGTAATCACTGCGAACCTTTGCCCTCTGTCTTGACATGCTCCTATTATAACATGGTCTTCCATTTCTACAACCTGCATGTCTGGATATTCTTCCTGCTCATCTAACATTAAAAGATACCTTTCGGCATCATCATGTTCGAGAAATAAAGGAATAATCTTTTCATCCTTATCCCCGAAAACTGAATATAGTGCATCTGGTTTGTCCTCCAGCGTCACGATAAACATTAGACGACCTCACAACTTTCAATATATAGGGTTCTCATTAGGTTCTTCAAAGAAGTTTTATCTACGGTCATCTCCACCTCATCAATGTATTCATTGAGTAGTGTCAAAGTATCCTTAGTGGATATATCTAAATCTTCTTTATCGTCATCAGAAACTAGTGTCTCTACGATTTTAACATCGTGTGATCCACTATTATATAAACGATCAACCAATGTTTCAAACATCTGGTAGTCTCGCTTCTCCTCTACAACAATTTTAATATACTTCTCAGCATAGTAAGAGGTGTCAACTTTATTATAGTCTTCATCTATATCGTTGTAGTATATCTTATCAAAGATTTCAAATGGATTTTTAACAAACTGCAACCTATTAGTCTCAGTGTCATAGATATGAAATCCTCTTTGATCCTTATAATCATTCCAGAACATCTGGTATGGATTACCTAGGTATTGGATATTTCCTTTCTTAGACCTATGATGGAAATGTCCAGACCATACTCGATCAAACCTTTTGAATGCAGATGGATCAAATCCACCATGATCAAACTTCATTCCTGGAGTAACTTCAAAGCCATCTATTTCTAAATGTCCACAACAAATAGATGCATTCGATTTATCAAGATACTCTAGTGATATGTCTTTGTTACCAGCATTGATCCAAGGAAGCATTAAAAACTCTTTACTTCCAAACTTAACCTCTGTTGGTTCGGTGTATACAGTTATGTTATCATACTGTTCTAATAATAATTCAGGAGAATTTATACGATTAGTATTCTTATAGTAAGTCGTATGATTCCCTAGAATCATGTGTACATCAATCCCTCTAAGTCTGTCGAAATAATGAGTTTTAATCCTCGCCAGAGTATTATAATCCAAAGACTTTCGATTATCAAATGTGTCACCAAGATCAAAGACGGTGGTGATACCCTCCTTCTCAAGAGTAGGGAAAAAGATTTCATCATAAAATTTCTGCCAGAAGTTCCAAAAAGGCAGCGAGCCTTTACGACCATCTAGGTGCTGGTCTGTAATGACTGCTATCTTCATAGGAGAGTTGTCTTAATAAGATACACTGCTTTTGAATCTGGATATAGTTCTCTTAGTTTTTTAACTACTGCTAGTTGTACTTCCAAAAAATTCATCGGTTCATTTTAGTTTCAATGTTTTCTTTGATGCTGCCCATGTCAGAATAAGAAGCATTCATACCTGACATACTACCATCATAAGTGTCGGTGTGCATCACCTCATCATAAGAAGACTTCTCTAGAATTTTACTCTTGATTTCTAACTGCTTTTTCTCTTTCTGAATTCGTCTGAGAAAAGCATAGTATATAATCTGGGTAAAATAAGCAAAAGGATTCTTAGATTTCTCTGGATCAAAATTATCAATATACTGTAAACAGTTCTCAATTCCGTCACAGATCATATCCTCACGGAACATATAATTGACAAAGTTTGGCTTGTATGATAGATGTGTAGCAATCTTTAAAAAACACGACCCAATATAATTTGGGACACGAGGACGAGGTTTATCGTTCTCACGAGCATTTATAACTAACTGTCTATACTCAGTGATAGCAGCAAGAAACTCCTTATTATTAACGTAGTACTCAGTTTTTTTTCTTGCCATTGTAGATGCCATTTATTTCATCTTCCACTCACATAAGTGTAGCACGGCAGATGAATTTTGTAAAGGGGCTTGACAGAACCCAGAAAAATTAGTAGACTAACTCTGTCAGGGTTCATCAGGGAGGTATAGCTCTTAGCTCTTCTTATAGATATCCTCTAAAGTATTCTTGGTTCGAGCAATAGATCCCAAGTAGCCCGAAGATCTTGGGAGTTTGTATCCACCATTACCACCACTTTTTCCAGCGTCTATTCTTTTGCATGTCGTAATATAGAAGTCTGCAATCTTATCTTCTAGTTCTGACATGGTAATAACACTAGACTTATCAATAATAAACATATTTTCAAAGGTAGCATTGATCCATTCTTTCAATGAAAATCCAGAAACTTCAACATTACCTTTTTTTGTTTTAGCAACTTCAACCAATAGAGGTCTATCGATAAGTACTTTATCTTCATCAGGAAGATAACATACCTTACCTATAATTTCTTCACCTGAAGTTAATTTTATTGTAGCGTAAAAATCTTCATCCATATTATTTGAGGGAGATTCTGATGACTTCGTATTTGAATTGTTCTTCATTATAGATGGTGACTCTTTGGTCTAGATGTTTTAATGTATAATTTTGTCCTCCAATATCATCTGCGATATCGTAGAGTGTTGCAACATCCTTTCCCTCTCCTCTTCTAAGAACTCTCCCGATAGACTGGAGGTTTCTGATCCGTGATTTGGATGGGCTTGCAAAGACGATATTGTGCAGACGCTTAATGTTGATGCCAGTAGAAAAAGTCCCATAGGACGCAACGATGATAGCATTATTTTCCTCCTCTGTAATTTGACGTACTTGTTCTCGGTCTTCTACATCGGTTCCTCCGTGTACAAAAAAAGATTTACGCGGAGCCAATATGGAATTATTTATTAAATTAAATAGCGGTTCTCCATGTTTCTCGATATAATTAAAGAGTACTAGGGTATTTCCTTCTAGATCTTTGACTAGATTCTTGATCAGGTTATTCCTACCCTCATGTGTCACAAGATAATCCATTTCATCTTGGTAGTTATCTAAATACTGAGGAGGGTGTTTACATAAAAGAACTTTTATTCTGAACTTGGATAAATGACCTTGCTTAATAAGATCATCTGTTTTAGTGACACGGTTACAATCACCAAACAATCCTTCTAACACCCACTTGTGAGTCTTACTCCCATCTAGTGTACCAGTAAAACCAAATCTATATTTGGCATTATGTAACTTAGTCATTATACCAGTTAGTGACTTACTCTTGAATAGATGTGCTTCATCACCAATGACACAATCTATATCATCAAAGTATCTCTTAGGAAACTTGTAAATAGATTGCCAAGTAGATATTATAACTGGTTTATCTGTATTTTTATCTTTACCACTGTATATCTTATGAACATGAGCATCCGCACTCCAACCGTAGTCAATGAAGTCATTGACCATCTGCTCAACAAGGGAAGTAGTTGGGACGATTATAAGTATCTTCTTTG